CGTGTCGCAGTGAGAACGAAGAAGGCAAAGGGCGCTTCCTTCCGACGTCGAGTCCTGCGCAAGACGAGGAAAGCACTTCGTTTCCGGAAAGCATTTGGGTTGGGGAACTGACATGGAATTTCTAGTCGAACAAACAGATGCGACTAACCAGATATTGACTGAGAACACAGGCTCGAAGAAGTATATCATCGAAGGCGTCTGTCTTCAAACCAATATCCTGAATCGGAATAAGAGGAAATATCCGAAGGACGCGGTGGCCCCAGAGGTGGCTCGATATATTCGCGAGGACATTGCGAACAATAGAGCTCTAGGTGAACTAAATCACCCGCAGACCGACCCTCGAATTAACTATGAGCGCGTCTCTCACAAGTTTGAAAGTCTTGTGGAGTCAGGTGATGATTGGATCGGACGCGCGGTGGTGACCAAAAATACACCGATGGGCTCAATCGTCGCTGGGTTGATGGACGCCGGGGTACAAATGGGCATCAGCACTCGTGCTGTCGGCTCAACTCGTTTGATGGAAGGTTACAAGGTCGTTCAGAAAGACTTCCATCTCATATCCGCAGGGGACATCGTTTCTGACCCCTCAGCCCCAGATGCTTACCTCACGAACTTGATGGAAGGCAAGGAATGGGTGTGGGCGAACGGAGTTCTCGTTGAACGCGAGAGTGAAATCAAGAACTCAATAAATACGCTCGCAAAGAGAAAGCAGTTGAATGAGGAGGCTCTGACTCGTCTCTTCAAAACCATTTTGAAACAGATCTGAGGAGCTCTACGATGCCATTTTCAAAGAAACAAATTCAGGACCTTTTGGAGGGTGTTGAGCTCAACGAAGGTGCTGTTGAACGCCTTGTGTCTCTCGTCGAAGCCGCTGTTGAAGAGAAAGCTGCTGAGAAAGATGCAGAGAAAGAAGAGGCTCTGAAGGCAAAGGATGAAGAGCATAAAGCTGAGAAAGAAGAGCTTTCTGAGAAAGCCCAGGCTTATGGCGACTACATCAAGGAAGAGGTCTCGCAGAAAGCCGAGGCTTATGGCAATTACATCAAGGAAGAGGTAGTCTCGAGAGTTTCAGACTACACTGACTATGCTGTGAACGAGTTCATCAAAGAACATCAGGAGAAGTTCGAACGCCTTGAACTCTACGAGCGCATGAAGAGCGCGTTTGAGGGCGCAAAGACCGCCTTCGAGGAAAACGGCTTCCCGTTGAACGAGAATGTTCAAATTGAGAAGATGAAGTCTGAGCTGAACGAAGCGTCGACTGCATTCAATACTCTTTTTGAAGAGCTCACACAGACTCGCGAGAAGCTGCAGACAGCTGAGATGGCATTGCTCTTCGAAGTGGCCACCACTGATCTCTCTGCTACACAGAAAGAGAAGATCAAAACACTGAGCGAGTCTGTTTCTTTTGACACCGTCGATGAATTCAAAACAGGGTTGACCCTTTTGATTGAACAGGTGAGAAAACCTGTTCAAGCCAGTTCTGTTGAGGTATTGAACGAGAGTGTGCGTACTGTTGCCCCTGGCATTGAGGCAGTTTTGAAGGCCTTGGGCGGTAACAAGAAATCCTAAGGTTTTGATTTACTAAATAAGTTCTGAAACAATCAACATCGCATCAGGAGAAAACGATGTCTCAAGAAACACTTCTGGAAAAGTGGGAGCCAGTGCTCAATACCGATAAGGTTGAAGCAATTGCGGACCCCTATCGCACCAAGGTCACTGCTCAACTTCTGGAAAACCAGGAGAAGTTTCTGACTGAGGCTTCTAATGTCACTGGTGGCGTGCAGAATTGGGATCCGGTTTTGATCGGACTGGTTCGTCGCATGGCCCCGAAATTGATCGCGTATGACATCTGCGGTGTGCAGCCGATGACAGCCCCAACGGGTCTCATCTTTGCTCTGAAGGCTCGCTATGCGCAGACTCCACCGAACGGCAACCCGCAGGGTGGCGCTGAGGCTCTCTTCAATGAAGCCAACTCCGCTTACTCTGGCACCGGAAGCCCTTCAGGCGACGATCCGTGGGATGTGGGCTTTGCGACTGGTACTGGTAAGGCGACCGCTGACGGTGAAGTTGACCCTTGGAACTCAATGGGCGTGACCATCGAGAAGACCAACGTGGTTGCAACAACTCGACAGCTGCGTGCGGACTACTCGCTGGAACTGGCTCAGGATATGCGAGCTGTTCATGGCCTGGATGCTGAAACAGAGTTGACCAACATTTTGTCGACGGAAGTCATCTCCGAAATCAATCGTGAGATCGTTCGTAAGGTCTACTCGGTTGCCAAGCCTGGCGCTCAGTGGGCTGGAATCACCACCGCCGGCACTTTCGACCTGAACGCCGACGCTGATGGTCGCTGGTCTGTCGAACGCTTCAAGGGCATGATGTTTGCGATCGAGCGTGATGCGAATGCTGTTGCTATCGACACCCGTCGCGGCAAGGGCAACATCCTGATCACCTCGAGTGACGTTGCATCCGCTCTGGCGATGACTGGTATCTTGGATCACGCTCCGGCGCTGGCTCAGGGCACCAATCTGGAAGTTGACGCAACCGGTGCTGCTTATGCTGGTACGATGGGACGCTTCAAAGTCTACGTGGACCCATATCTGGGCTCCGACGGCTACGTGGTCGGATTCAAGGGTTCAACGCAGTACGACGCAGGCTTCTTCTATTGTCCTTACGTGCCGCTGCAGATGGTTCGTGCAACGGATCCGGTGAACTTCCATCCGGCGCTGGGCTTCAAGACCCGCTACGGACTGGTTGCCAACCCGTTCACGACTCTCTCCGCGAACAGCAACGCCTACTACCGCAAAACCAAAGTTACCAACCTGTTCTAAGGTTGGGTCTCAAG